CCTGACCCTTCTCTATAATACTGTAAAGATTACCACGAGTATACTCATAGTCCTTATCAATATCAGTCTTGGTAAGTCTATCCGGTTTTTGTTCTGGAGTTATACCAACATTTGGAGTAATATTAGTAAGTTGATCCTTTCTGGTAGCACAACCACCTTCAGGATTTTCAGAAACTTCTACATTAAAAGCATCATCTAAATTAGTCATTTTCATTAGAACAATCCAGCATCTTGTGTATATTCACCGCTAAATCCAAAGTCATCACCCATTTCAATTAATGGATCATCAGCAGCAGTAATACCTTTGATTTCTGCTCCATTTACATGTGCAGCAGCAGTCCTACCATCCTTACCTCTTTCAACAGTAATCTTATTGCTGGTAATTTTGGTGATATACATTTCTTCATCATCAACATCAATATAAGTCTTAACAGTAAGAGCAGTACCGTCAGTTACATTCATAGTTGTCTGAACTTCATCAATATCCTCTGTGAGATTTGTAAGGATATCGCCTGTATAATCCTTAGTTGCTCTTGGAGTAACAGAGTATGTAACATCTCTTTCGACAGACTTGGAACCACCAGAAATGTAATTGATACTTGTTTTTCTGATGATATCGGATGTTGCAGTAGACACAGGACCGAATAGGTATGTCTTTGCACTAAATCTTAATGTATAAAGTAGAACTCTACGAGTAGTAAAGTTACCTTCATATTGATCATCCATTGTAACACTCTCTAGGATGATTGGAATATCTCTCTTCTCTTTAATTGTTTCTACTAACTGCACTGTTAGGTTATATGATGGTTGAAAATATGGTAATATCTGTTCGACAATCTGTAGTGCATCATCATTCAACTTAGTCATAACACTCAACTCAAATTGCATGTTATAAGGAACAGGCATAAATGCCTTTTTAGTCTTACTTCCTTGTCCTGTAGTAGGATCTTTAACAGTAATTTGTTGAGTTGTAGTTACCTTCCTAGATGAATCATATTGAAGACCAGTAAACTCAAATGACATTCTTGGTAATGTCATCGCAGTTCTCTTATTGAGATCTGGTGATTCTTCTAATCTTGCTAAAAACTTCTGGGTAGGACCATATGCCAGAGGCACCTTCACGGTAGAATCTGTCTGCTTAATAGTAATGTCATTAAAAAGAGTACCAAAAGAAATGATAGTCTTTCTAAAAATTTCGTTATAAAAATATTCAAACATAATTATATACCTCTTGTATTATATTTATGGGGTTCCAAATGGATTGCCTTCAGAGAAGTCTAGTATATCGTCTGCAGCAGTTTCAAACTCATCATTATCTCCATATCCATCATCGAAATTAGTTAGGTCAATTAATCGTATAACACGGGATGCACCTGAAGTAGCACCTGTAAGTGTCTCTTCTCTAGCAAATGTTCCTTCAACATTAGATATCTCAATTTCATTTGATGTAGAATTCCAAGTCCTTACTCTTGCAGTAGCACCACTTGTTCCTCCAGTTACAACCTCATTAAATGAGAAGTTTCCAGTACTTGTACCAGTAGGAGCAGCAATAACCATTGTTGGTGGTGTAGTATAACCTGCACCAGCATTAGTGATATGTATAGCAGAAATAGTACCTGCACTACTTACGACTGCTGTAGCGGCAGCAGAGACCGTTGAGAGACCCGTAAACGTGATGTTTGGTGATGTAGTATATCCAGAACCACCACCTGTAACAGTAACAATACCAATAGCACCATTTGACATATATGAAGTAACAGCAAGACCTGTTCCTCCACCACCATAGAATGCCATATCAGGCCCTGTAGTATATCCAGAACCAGGATTCACCATATAAACATGTTGAACTACACTCTTATTGCTATAAGGAGCAGCAGCACCTGAACATACAACAAGTCCTCCAAGTAGATATGCAGTACCAACACCAGTTACTCCACCTGCAGGAGCAGAAGAAATTGCAACTCGTGGAGCATATGTATAACTATTACCTCTATTGGTTATATCAACATATTGAATAGCACCATGTACCTGTGTAGTAACACAAGTTGCTTGTTCAGCATCTCCAACAAGAGTTAGCATCTGAGTGCTTCCAATAACAAAGTCTTCACCATCAGCACCTTCGATTGCCTCTAAGGTATCATCAATCTCATCAACACCAGTATCGATAACCTCGTCTTCGTAACGGAAGAGTTCACAACGAAGTTCATAAACATAAGTATTCTTAAGTTGATAGAATGGTTTCTCGTGCTCTACATACTTGATTTCAAATAGACGATCTCCTAATGGGAAGTAGATTAAGTCTCCTTCCTTTGGTCTAGTTGATAGTTTTATATTAGATTCGTTCTTCATCAAAGGAGAGATATAAGTCTCAAATCTTTCCTTAGAAATTATTAGAGTTACTTCATTAGTTGCTTGAATACCAAACTTTGATAGTAGTGTAGGATTATCTCCATACCCATCAAAATTATCAATATATGCCTCTATAGGATATGCATCCTCAAATGAAGATGCATTTACCTCTCTTAATACTGAATCAGAAGAAACATACTTCCTAGGCATATAATGTACATCAACACCATAAATCTTCAACTGCTCATTAATGAGCGATTGAACTAAACTTTGTTCACCTGGTGAACCTTGCTGAAAGAAGGGGTTAAGTACCATGTTCTTAACCTATCATATCAAGTGGTGGAAGTTCGTAAGTGTTAGACATCATTTCTGCGATGACTTCCAATTCCTTTTCTGCGTCATCATACATTTGCCTACCATTTAACTCGACCCCACCAGGTAATTTGACCCCTTGGAATTTAAGTAAATTTTGTCCCCACTGCTTTTTAATTTTAGCAGTAGCATATCTTTTTAGGAATGAATCATTCCATACTCTATTATAATCATCTGGATGCAAAGACCTATAACATTCCATTACTAGATAATCATCTTCTCTAAGACTTGACCAATCAATATCAAGGTATAACCTATCCATTCTCTGGTTAAATCTTATCTGTTTCTGTGTGGTTAATGCAAAATCAAGGTCTTCAAGGAATGTCTTAACCATTGCATATGATAAGATTTCCGTAGAACCCCAATAGTAAATATCATTCAAGAACATCTGATATTTAACACTGAACATATTATTAGTAACAGTGTTAGCACCATCAAAGTGCATTACTTTTGTTACACCAATAACAGATGGAGGAACTTGTAGATAGTTACTAGTCTCAGTCCAACTAAAACTAGTAGTACCACCATCAATGGTTGCTGTTGCTGTTGTAGTAACTATTCCTACATTATCTGTTCTACCGTCTCTTGCTCTTCCTCTTTTAATATCTTCTTCAGTTACCTTATACTTCATAAACATTTGGATGGTTCCATCAAAATGTCTTTCTTGGAAATACTGAATAGAATCGTCTAGTATATCATCTATCTGTTCGTCGGCAACATTAATCTCCAGCACCGGAGCACCTAATTGTCTCTTACAGTAAGTAACTAGTTCTTGGCGAGTGGATGGTTGCATTAATACAGTTCCTCTGTTTTATTATTTATAGTGCAGTAGAGATGCCTTGGTTGACCATTACATTTCCGCTAACAATTCTATAAACTGTAGCACCTGAACTAACATTAATATCATATACATATCTTCCTTGGTTTAAAGTTCTTGTTTGAGCAGCAGTTAAGGAAGCAATGAACTTACCGTCAGAAGCACTTGTAAATCCAACTGTAAATGTTGCATCAGCAGTACTATAAGATGCACCTATAGCAACACTCTTAACCATTGCACCAGTACCAGTCCAAGTATTACCTACACCAGCAGAACCAGTATAGAAATCAAATGATGTGTTAGAAAGATTCTCTACTTCAAAATGCTGTCTGAAATTAGAACCAGCATTGATTACCAAGTTAGCACCGTATGCAACACCTGAATCTGGATCAAAAGTAAATTTTTTAGTTGCCACGTACTAACTCCTTTAATAGAGATTTAATTTCATTAATTTCACCTTTTAAATTATCAAGATCTTCTTTCATAGAAACCTCACTATCTTTTGATTCACTAGCAGCATCACGACGAGCAAGATACTCCTCATATTCCCCTACGTTGGTATTAACTATACCATTTGATCTGGGATCTCTAAGAAGATTCTCATGATCTTTTACTTTTACAAATTCCATATTATGCTAAGGCAATAACTCTAAGGTTATTGATTCTTGGTACATAAACCTGATTCATTCCTGCAAGAACAATTTTAATTCTATAGGAATTAAATTTAGGTAAATTTCCTGCAGTAAATACAACTTCTGTAAAGTCTAAATTAGCAGAGTCAAATCCATTTGCACCATTAGGTGGTACAAAGATATCTGTTCTTCCATCACTTCTTTCAGGTATCAAAAGTTGACCTTTACTATCCAAATTCATATATCCTGGGAAAGGAATGAACTGTGGATTGAAGTTTGTTGTATCAGATATTGCATAGAATGCCCTAATATCACTGTATACATTAATGTGAGAATTAAGTCTAATCTGTATTTGAGTTGCACCATTAGTCAGAATATTCTCCTTAGAGATATATTGACATGCATTTGGGTCGGTGAAGATGTTACTTACTCTAGTATCACCCGCATAACTCATCACTGGAGCATCTATTCTATTAGAAACTAGAATAGCATTCATTCTTTGAGTATCAATTATTGGAGATAATCTACTATCGGTAGAGTTCAAATTAACTCTTAATCCGAAAGATCTTTGACCAGCACCTGTGATATCTGAACTTGATCCATGACTTCCTGTATGACTTGATGTTTCATTAATCCTTGATGCAATCAATCTTGGACTATCCAAATAATTTGTTTTATTCAAGGTAACTGCTTCCCATCCTTCATCTGCGAATGGAACATCTTGACCATCACCAGCACCGTCTGCAAGACTAGTACCAGTAACAGTTTTCATTCGTGCATTAACAGTTGTTCCAGGAACAGTTATGTTATGAACCATAGGAGAGATAATCTCAAATGGCATATTTTGAGTTGCCTTAGAATTAAATCCACCAGCAGACTTTGTATCATTAACATATAGGAGAGGGAAACTCTCACTTGTAGTTCTAGCAACACCAGTAGCAGATGTGAAATCTAATTTAAGAGTATAACGATCATATGATATAGGAGCAAATCCCGTAGCATTCATTACATTATCATCAACATTCTTAAAGTCGTGAGTTGTATTGAATCTCCTTAGAGATACTCCACCCAACTCATACTTAGTAACGAATGCTCCTGATAGATGATTGTAAGCAAGTGTAGAGTCTTGCTTTCTTGTAATTCCTGTTAAGGTGTTACCCGAAGTACCAGTATACTTAATAACTTCATCTCCAATCTTCACATATCCTGGGTTAGATGCCGCAACACCAACATTTTCAAAAGTACTAAAGTTACTACTACTATCAACAGATATTGATGAAGTAGAATCGGAATTATATGGAGAACTTAACCTCGTCGGTGTAACATCTGATTCTATATCAGAAAGAGTTACTAAATTAGTTTCATGGTACATACCATGATTCTTATGATCAACAATGAAATGAGTTCCATCATGATAACCAGTTAAGTAAT